CACCGGTTTCTGAACCATCGAACATTGCACCAACTGCATCTTCAAATGCCTCACCTTGAGTGAAGAACTTCGAAGCTAAATCTGTTCCGCCATAACTTATAGTTGTAGCATTTAGTCTACCATTAACATCTACCTTATGTGATGCATGGGCTGTTGTACCAATACCAATTCTTTGATTTGCATCTATTTTAATCGCTGTTGCTGAACCAGTACCTAATGTTAATAATGTTGCAGCACTCACACCCGCTGTTGAACCACTTAATCCAGAACTTGCAGTAACAAGTGTACCAGTCATTGTATCACCAGCAACAGCAACATTCAATGCACCTACGTTACTAATATTTGTTGTGGCTGTGGTTAATTCAGCATGTAATTCTAAAATAGCAGGACCAACAGTTGCTGCAGTTGTACCCATAGCAGCAGCAGTTATTGTACCTAGCTTAGTATTGATTCCAGCAATGTCTGTATCGTTAGATGTTACATTTGATGTAGTTGCTATATCAACTGCACGTTGAGCATTAAGGATAGTTATCAGAGTTGTCTCTGAACCATTATATCCAGATAGACTTGAGCCTGCTAAGTTAATACCAGCAGTTGCCGCTACAGTAATAATATCAGCATGGTTCTTATTAACAGCTTTACGTAAAGTACCATAACTAGAAGTGTCCCACAAAGCATCAGTACCGATAATAGCATCTATCGCTTCTGTTCTAGTCTCATGATCTCCTAAAGCAGCAATGATGTTTGTTGCACCTGCCGCAGCTTCAGTTAAATTAGTTAAATCACCAACCGCAGTATTGATCTCATTGGACTTGACTCTCCATTCTTCAAATGTATTTGCTGTTGTTACGTTTACTATTGCCATATTATCTCTCTATTAATTGTTTTAACATATCTTTAATTTCAGATACATCTTGTTCTACTTTGTTTAATCTCTCTGCATCTGCTACCTTCTTTGCTCTAGCAGCAGAATATGCAGCACCGTCACCCATATTTATAACTGCACCTGAGTTTCTGTCCCTCATTAATCCTTCATGACCTTTAATAGGTATCATTATACTTTCAATGCAATAGCTCTAAGATCTTGGCACATAGGTACAGTACTTGTACTGCCTGATCTCATAACAATCTTAACTGCAAATATAGTAAATGAAGCAGCAGGGGTTATATCATATACTGTCTCAGCATATTTTGTACCATCAGAGAATGCAACTTGTCCACTGTTTCCATATGGAGCAGCTAACACCCATGACTCAGCATCAAATGTTCCTGCAGTGTTACCAGTCTTATGATATAAATCAACAAATGATCCATTCGGACGATTGATATCTAAGTATATTTTCATTGTATCTGATGTGTCATTTAATTCAACTGTCTTCGTTATGTACTTCGCTAAGTTAGAACCTTTAGAAGAATCTGTTTCAGCAACTACAGAACTATTGTCAAGCCTATTTGATATAGTGATCAATGAAGTTCTTTCCATATCAAGTACAGGTGATAAGTAATTTGAAAGAGATTTAAATGTACCATCAAATTGCACCGTGGCAGTACTACCAGCTTTAACAACCTTAGGTGATAATGGTGTGTAATCTTCATTTGCTACAACCGCAGCTGCAGTAGATCCGATAGATGTACCGTTACCCTCAGGTGTATCTTTAATAGTAAAGTTAAGTGTAGTATTAGGTAGTGTAACATTTTGTAATATTGGTCGTGCAGTATTCCAGCCTAAACCTTCAGTTGCTTGACCCGCAGTACCACCACCGTTACCAGCTGTAATCGCTGCAAGGTGTCCACCAGGAGAACCAGCAGCAGTTGTAATAGTATAACTATCTCTTGCTATTGAAGCAATTGTATGTGCCTTATTTAATTCACCTATGGCATAACCATTCGTTGCAGTTAATCCAGCTAAAGTAACTGAATCACCAACAGACATACCATGATCTCTATGAGCCACAGTGAATGTATTGGCTGCGGTTGCCGTAGATACAACAGTTGTTAATGGATTACTATTGAGTTGTCTTGAAGGCAATACAGCATTTCTTAATACAACATTACGTGATACTGAAATATCAAATACCGCTCTCTTCACTACAAACATTAAGTCTTTATTTTGATCAGGAGTCCATGTAGAAGCATTCTGTGATTTAAATAATACACCATTGTATGGTTGTTGTGAGATTCTATTACCGTTCTGATCTTCTTTACCAATCTCAGCATAACGTACTATGTACTTATTAGAGTTAGCCATAAGAACAATCGCATATTCAACACCATCTTGTAAGTATACAGGTGATGGGAATGTGAATGTTGTGGCTGTACCATCTATATTAACTGAACTAGGATTAAGTACTACGTTACCAAATGGAAGAACTGTTTGAGTTGGGAATCCATTTACCATTTCACGTAATGATAGTTGAACAGGTATAGCAGCATCTTTAGCAGTGAAGTAAATATCTACTGAAGTAATAAATGCAGCCTTATCAAGTAAGATTGATTGTGCTAGTGGATCTTCCCATCTTCTTTGTTCTCTTCCAATAAATCTTGAATCAGTTCTCTTATCACTTACAGTATTTCTCTGAATGAATGGAGTACGTGTTGAAATAATAACATTCTCTCTTGTCTCTAATAAACCAGCAGCGTTATATGTTGCAGTTGCTGATGTAGTAGTTACCTCATCATCATTAGTAGATGATTGAGTTAATTTAAATTCTTTCTTACCAGTTGCAAAGCTTAATGCTGCATTGTTAGGTATAAGGAACGTACCTGATATGGCACCGTTAGCATCAGTAGTTAGAGTAGATTTACCACCTGGATGAGCAATAAGTGTATTGACACCAACTAGAGGAGTAAATGTATGAGCTCCTGATCTGACAAACTCTGCCATATCTTCACCATCAAAGAATGCATACATTTGAATACCAGGCTTCATACGAGTAGCTGCGAAAGCAACTAATCTCGTTCTCATGAATGGTATAAAGTTAACCTCAACGATTCTATCACCAACACTAAATCTAGATGTTATAACCTCAATAGTTTGTTTGACACCGGTTCTTGTTGATGATCCAGTTTCGAAAACATTTCGTCGGTCGCTTCCATCGAATGGACCACGTGTTAAGTTACCAGACCAGTTAGTTGACCAATCACCCCAGTTTGTACCTACCTGAGGCTCTAGGTTCTTCATCATCGCATCGAATTCACCATCGTTATTGATTACCACCTCTGGTCTTCTATCAATATCTCTCCATTCATCTGATGTAGGAGTAAGAACCATATTACCAGTCCAGTTAAATACATCGTATGGGTTAACATTAATCTGACCTGAGTATTGTGTTTGTGATATTACATTACTCGCAGAAGTATTTGTAGTGTATGGTAATGTAACCAAGTCACCAGTTTTTTGTGTAGTAGATGATGCATGATACTCTAGCGCAGCATTACCAGTGGCAAAAGGAGCTCTTAGTGTACGGTTAGGTATATCAATTGCAGCCCTATATTCAGATGATGCAGAATTTGCAACTCGAGTATTTGAGAATGAATCTACTAAGTAACCTGACTTCCATCTTGGATCATTAGTTGCTGAGTCTAAAATTTGTTTGTTCTGTGCTTCAGTTTCTAAGAACGATAGAACAGAATAGTATTCTATTTGACGGATTCTCTTATCAATCTTACCGATATCACGCATTGTGTATCTACGGTTATCAATAAATTTAACAGTAACTTCAGCTGCAGATATTGAATATGCAGGAACAGTTAATGTATATAAGTGCATTGCATCCTTAGGAACCTCAGGCTCAGCTGGATAAATTGCTGGAACACCTGGAGAAACACCAAATACACCGGCAGAATCTAAATAAATTTTATCGATTCTTGGTAAGTAGAACTGAATGTCAGTTGAGAACTGTGAGAATCTATTTGGAGCAAATGAAGTTGAGTTACCTGTACCAGTAAAGTTTCCACCAGCATTACTAATACGTGGTCTAAAATCAACCGCTGCTCTTAATTCTATATCACCTAATTTAGGAATAAGTGAATAATCTACTTGACCTGTATATGAATCAACTGAGAAGAAATCACCTGACGAATGTGAGAAGTATTTAAATTTAACATCAAGTGCTACAGCCGCTGTGTAGTTAGATGTTGTCTTAAGTTTAATACGACCAATATCGTAGTAATCATCTCGTTGTCCGTTATCTATTTCAAAGTGAGATGTGACATCAGCAGAACCTGAATTTTCCGTAACACTAACTAAACTATATATATCAGCATATCCAAGCGCTTGGCCTGTAGTAGCATATCCACCTGATACACCGGCAGCAAATGCCACGGTTGTATCTCCAGATAATGTTTTAGTCTTATGAGTTAGAGTTCTAACCATCGGAGCTATTAATCTTATTGCGTTACCATATGATGATGATGGTAAGTTAGATATGACAACAGTTGGAGGTACTGCACTATTGTTAATTGTAATATCAGCTGGAACAATTTCTTCACCACCGACTGTTGAGTCGTCATCGTTAATTAGAATCCAGTTTGTGTTAGCTGACTTAGAACCAAATTGTTCACCAGTATTTGCAGCAGTATATGTAGCAACACCACCACCTGATACTGTAGCACTACCAACTAGACGATTAGTAGTATAACTAATGTCATATACAGCAGATAAGTTTTCATCTACTTGACCGTTAAGTGTTTTAATTCTTTTATATGGTAATTCATATACTAAACCATCAGGACCAATATTAAATTTAGTACCAGTAGTTGCTATCGTTGCAGCAAATGTTGTGCCTGCTGCTGTACCTTCTTTGTCATCCAATTGAAATGCAGTTGCCATACCAGTAGTATTACTAGCTACAAATTCCACATCAAATATGTGTACTCTATATCGTGAAGCAGCTGATGCACCATTTCCAGAAACACGTTCTATTGATCGAGCTCTACATGTACCAATTTCTACACTACTTGAATTCTCAATAGAGATCTTACCGTATGTAGTAATGTCAGGAGTACCAACCAATGATGTAACTTCAATATAGTTATTATGAGAGATCTCTGTAAGCTTATCTGAAACTACTTCTGAAGTTCTTGCTTTATCAAAATGTACATTAGTGTTTGCTAATGTTTCAATCTCAAATCCTCTTACATAAGCTTTAGATGGCTCAACTACAGCAGTTAGTTTTGCTTCATCAATTCCTGTGCCTGTACCTGTACCAACGCCAGTTGCTTTAAATATTTCACCTACTGCTGGAGTACTGTCAGCACCAATCAAATTAAAATTAGTAGTACCTAATGTTAAAATTTCATACGAAGTGCCTACTACAAAGTTACCTGCTGTTGTAGCTTTATTATGTTTTTTAACAAGAGCTTTAAATGGATTAACATAGTAGTTACCTGATTCATCAAATGTTCTACGTGCTAATTCTTGTCCTAGGATATTGTAATCCGCTGTCCGTGCATTCTTAGTAATAATACCAAGTTCTAATCGAGCTATAAGAACAAAGTTACCTGAGTTTGCATTTACTGCTTGAGTAGATAACGCTGCTGTAATAGAATAACGATGTGCACCTGGAGCCGAAGCATTAGGTGTGCCTGTAGCATTATCGTTTAATGTTGTATCAGTACCTGAACTAACTAATTTTTCAGTAACTAATAGACCAATATCAAATGATACATCTGATGTATACTTGGATAACACAATAGTGCTGGATTTAACCGTAACCATATGTTTCTTAATATAATATATACCATCTTCAATTGCAACAATTGAACCAAAGCCTGTAGCAGCACTTGCTGATACCGTAGCTGTCTTACTTCCAGTTGCTGATAATGAAGCACCGTTAGCGAACGCTATACCTGAAATGTATTGAACAAATAGAGTAGTAGGATCTGAACCAGTAGCTAATACCGCATGAACAACACGAGCAACATTAGTACCATCAGTATATTCAGTACCAACTATATCAACCACTAAACCAGTATTAATTGCCGATAGTTTTACAAAGTCAATTTTATTATGTAAGTGAACTGCGCCAGGAACAACAACCGAACCATCTTTAAATACATGGTCTCCCATAGAAGATAATTGATGTTGTAGTGCTGTTTGTAACTGGGTTAACTCTCTTGCTTGTACCGCTTTACCGGGTCTAAACAATACTCTTTGGTATTGTTCTTTAGGGGATAACCCTGCCGCGTTAACGGTTTCGAAATCATCCCAATATGGTTCTACGTTAAATGAAATTGCCATGCTTGTTTCCTATTTAAAATGCGATTACTAATCTTACTGTTTCTACCTGATCTGTTGCTCTGCTAGTTGCTGTCTTATTCTCTATAAACATTACATCACCTGAGTAATGATTAATTAGTGGAGCTGTAACTGCCGTAACATCTTTACCTGCACCAGATGTACCACTCTGACGAATATAATCAGAAGCAGTAAATGCAACAAAGCCAGTAGCTTCATTTTGTATATAATGTATTACACCAGAGCTGGCATTGTATTCAACAACAAAAGCCTTAGCACCTGTTATAGTACCTTCAATAACTTGGTCTGATGGGAATGTATTACCCGTTGCAACCGTTAAGCTTGCAGTTGTATTGTATGCTGTAGCACTTGCTATAGCACCAACAGTTCCCGTGCCTGTACTAGTTACCGCGATTGCTTTAAATACCGTTCCAACATAGTAGTCAGATGGAGCACCTGCAGTTGCCCAGTTTGCAGCCGAGCTGTTACCTAGTGTTAAGATCTTATAAAATTGACCAATAACCATCGAGCTAGAACCAGAGATAGCAGCTGAGTTAGCGGCTAAAGTAGTTGGATTTTTTAAGATAGCTATTTGTCTAAAATCGTTTGCATCAGGGATAGTACCTGACTCATCACCAGTGAATGCTTTATTAATTGTTACGTAGTGTGCACGAAGATCGCTAGTAGGATCTGAACCATAACCACCGACTGGACCAATGACTGGTCTCATAGTACCACCAGAACCACCCGATGTACTTAGTGTAATAACTGCGTGAGTATAACCTGAACCAGGAGCTGTTATCACGATACCTGTAATAACACCCGATGTACGAGTGCAAGTAGCAGTAGCACCTGTACCATCACCTGTAATAGTAATTGTAGGATCACCTGTATAACCTGTACCACCCGCTGTAATCTTTAAATTATAGATTGCACCATCAATAGCAGCTGATTGAACATTCCATTGAGCTGTTAAAGCTGCATCTGTTCCTGCCGCTGGAGCTGACTTAATATGTCTAACTGGGATGAAAGACGAAGTCAAGAATTTTGTTATATCGGCTGCAGGGATACTATACATATATTTCCATACGTAACCATCTGCACCTGTAACATGAACACCTGAAGTTTGTGTACCTATTACATCAGGGTTAACTGAACTTGTTCCTGCTCCTGCCTTTAAACACAAATAAATATTATTGTTTTCAGAAATAACAAAATACTTTTTGCTTTCAAGGTTACTGTCTTGGTCATCATATTCAATGTATGTTGTACCAGATACCCATAAGTTTCTTGTTGCACTGTGGATAATATCTGTTGCATCTACTTTCTTCATGGCGAACATGTTTTCCCATAAAGTTGATGATGCGTAATCGTTCTCATATGGTACTGTTGGAGAAGTGTCGTCTGCCCAAGCATTCGGCCTTCCCAGTGCCATATAGAATTGGTTAGCTGCTAGACTAGATACGAACTTATTCGTTGTGTCCAATCTAAATTTACTTGTAATTATTGCTGACATATTACTTCCTCTGTTTTAATGTTATGGAGTATATACATATAGAGATGATCTATTATTACTTGGATTAAAATCACCACCACTCACTCCGAATTGTGTTCTTATATTGTTATTTATACTATCTTGTATAGTGTAATGAGCTAAATCTGAGTTCGGACCTAAATATCTGAACTTCATATTCTCCCAATGATTATGCATACCTATCTTCTTCTTCTCTGAACTTCCATTTGGAAAGTGTGTCCAAGTTTTCTCTACATAACTTCCAACTTCATGGAATGAAACTGGACCAATCTGAAGCTGTGCTACATTTATATTTATCAGACCAGCAGCATTTAGCCAGCCAGGCTGCACTTCGTTATTCATTGAAGCTAACAGCTGAATGAATATGGATACTTCACCAAAGAATATAAATCCTGCAGGGTGAATCAATCTTGTGAATGCATTCTTCCAATCTGCAATATTCTTACCAGTCTTAAGAACATATGAAAACTTTTGGTAATAATAAGAGTCTTGTAAGAATTTTTTATCTGATAAGAAACCATTTGTTGATGTGAACAAACCCTTAGGATATGTCTTGACTACATCACCGTCTGCTAATGCAGTGGTGAATGTTAATCTATATTTTGTTGTACTTGATTCTGAATATACTTCCTCAGAGTAATGTGTGCCTGGGGTCTTATATACATCATTAACAAATATAATATCATCATCAAAAAAGGCTGAGTTAGATGCATCATTATTTCCACCAACAACCGTAGGTGTACCCGATATTGTAAATGTATTCCAAGGTGTATAGTTAGATTGATTAGCTATAACATCATCGGATTGATCTGACCAATCACCATCTGATGGTGTAAATAAATCTATATACGGAAAGTATGTTTCAACTTCATCATCATAGATCGTTCTAAAGAATGCTGTGATAGATTCAGGTGTACCTCTACTTCTATAAAATTCAATAAGATGTTTATAAAACATCCTTGGGTCTGTAGCAAAATCTCTTGGTATCGCAATACCGATTTCATTCTGAAGCTCTGTAAGTAATGATTCTTCTACTTCATCAATATCTCTTTGGATATCTATTGCGTTTAAATAAAATCCAGATTTATTTTGGCGTTCTAAATATAATGCATATACCTTAATGAACTCAATAAGATCAGGATATGAAGTAGCTACATGTTCTGGTATTAAGTCATTAACATAAGATGATATATTATATTTACCAAGGGTGGACATTAGCAGCTCTCAGTAGTTGTGTAATCAATACCAGCAGTTGTACCGCCAGTAGCCATCGTATCTATCTCACCAGTAATTGTTGCACCTGATGTATCAATAGTTAGTAATTCATTTCTCATAGGTTTAATATCATTCGATGCTGGATTAGCCTTGACATCAATTGTAGTAGATCCAGTAGGAAGTGCAGTTGGATTAAAGCCATTTAGTGTAACAGTTCCAGTAGTTTCATTAACACTACCAACATTTGTATTATATATTATTCCAGAAGTATCAACTATTTGAACAATTCTTGTCTCAGTAGATGTATCATAGTAATCTTTTAACATACATTGTACACCAGAGAATGTAAACATACTTGATGTTACATAAGAACCAAGAGTTGATGTAGTACCATCTAAGCTATCTAATTTTTGATTAAACTTAAGTGTATAAGTAGTTGCTACACCAAGTACTGGAATAATCTTCTTCGTCATTCGGATACGAGTGATGTTAGATAGTATAGCAATATTAGTATCGTCAATTTTCTTTCCAACATTTGATGATCTAAATACTCCACCAAAACTCTTTAAGGTATCAGTGTTATAGGTAATGAGTGTACTCCTTACTGCTGTTGCCAAACTAGCTGCAGTTACTGAAGCAAGGTTTGGATTAAATTTAAAGAAAATCTCTAAATTAATAAATGTATACTCAGGGTCAAGAAGAACTGGAGTGATACTTACCACATTTTTAGGTTTAAGAATGTTTGTAATGATTGTTGTCTTCTGTGCTGTAGTTAATACATCAGCTGACAA